CTGTGCATGGCAAATCTAAATAAATCATTTTGCCAAGCCGATTGCATGATAGATAGTGGGCATAGAACTAATACTCTTTTAATTAAACCCAACTCCATAAGATAGTCAGCCGCCCATATTACTGAGCCTGTCTTGCCTGTACCTTGCTCATTAAAACAAAATGCTCGGCGGTGCAGAGTTAGGAATTCAGCAGTTTTGCGCTGGTGGTCAAAGGGTTTATAAAGTCCGGGCCACTTGTAGTTAGCCCTNATAGGGGATGGCACATCTCGCAGTTTAAGGTTCTTTAATACTTGGGCTTCCTCCAGCCCCCACTTAACTAGCACCTGACCATCATCTAAAATCTTACTCTTTGGTATTACTGTNGTAATGCGGTTTGGGTCACGTACTTTAAGTAGCAACGCCTTGTTNTCNATNATTTGCANTCTCTTCTCCAATAGGAATACGACCAAAACATACGTTTTGATTAAAGCAACCCCTTACGGGNGTTAATCGGTTAGGTCATCGCCAAGGAGGGAAGATACCCCGTGAAGGGAAAAATATCTAACTAACGACCCCAACTGATACGGTTATAATAGGTAGTGTCAAACCTTGTTGCTAGCACTCGTATCTTACTTTACAACACATACAAACAAACTATTTTTTCTTCTTACGTTCTTTGACGCTTACTTCTCTTACTAAGTTACCTTTTGAATCTCTTTTAAAGCTACGATTNTTAGATGCAGATTGTATTACTACTCCGTCTTTGTTGCTACCACCTTTGTCCAATGCTTTTTTATGGGCAACGTCTTTACCTTCTCTAGCATCGGCTTTACCGTTTCCGTTTCCGTCGGGTAGTTTTTTATCCAGCGCCCGCCTNGCTCTTTGACGCTCCATACGACGTTCGTGTTCTCCACGTTTTTTCTCCATATCATATTCATGGGCATAGGGTCTAGGGGTTTTGGTGTAAGGCATATCAATGATTCTTTCCGTTGTGTTCGCAGTCGGTTATAGAACACCAAGAACGACACGAGAAGTTAGGCTTCTTATTCCAAACATCATTTTGGATAGCCGCTTCTAAGCGTTGAGTATCTTCTAACCATTTAGTCCAATATACCCCCTCATTATCCACCTCAAAGTCGTCTTTGACAAGGTCATTGGCAACTAAAAATAATAACCCACCCTTAACCTTTTTAACCTCGGGGAAGTGCTTAAATAATGCGCAGGAAAGAAGTTCTAATTGCTTAGTATCTGCATACTTAGCAGATTTTCCTGTTTTATAATCAATGATGTAGGCTTTATCCCCATTAAGAATAATCAAGTCTGCGACCCCTCTCCACCATACATCCTTATCAAAGAACCCGCAGGGGTCTAGGTTGCTGGTAAGCCCCATCTTATATTCACAAAGTTTTTCGCCTTTAATAAGATTTAGCTTATCCAAATGTTCTTTAATAAAGATATATTTCTCAGGGATTGGGGTACCTTTTCCAATGTAATCTTCAGCCGCTTTATGCACTTCTAAGCCGTAATTCAAATGCTCTGCTGGCGGCTCTACAATATCTTTTACTACCCGAAGGCGATAATACTTATGGGGACATTGTTTAAAAAGATTTATTGAAGAATATGACCATGTGTATTTGACTGTCATGCTGATGGCAAAGCCCCGCTAAAGATATAAGTCCCAGTATGGGACAACTGCGCCCAAGGAGCCGCCCAAACTTTAAACCCAGCTTCTCTTGCAATCTTACAGAAATGGTAGTCTTCAGAAAGCAAACGGTTGCCTGATTCTTTATCTATACTTGTTGTAAAGAACTCGTTGATCTCTTCTTTCTTAGTTTGGTCATCAACAGCCGCAAACATATCATTGGTATAGGTAGGTACTCTTCCTATTAAGACTTCAAACACTTCTCGTTTAATTAACATAAACCCCGTACCGCCGTTAGCAATCTCCATCGGAGTATATACATCCCCTTGCGCCGAAGTCGCACCGCCTACTAGGTTTACTACAAAAGCCCCAGTATGTTTATGCAACTCGTTAGGTGGTACGCCCGCTTGTACGGCTTTGGTTACTTCTAGCCAGTTAATTTCTTTCTTAGGATATATGCCACAAATAATATCTTTATCAGCGTGAACCATACGCACAATATCTTGAGCAAGAAACCCAATATCAGCGTCAATAAACATTAGATGGGTACACTCACTAGCTAGGAAGTCTTTAGCTAAAGCATTACGAGCACGAGTAATTAAAGACTCATTCATCATATGGGCATACTGCATAGCAATACCGTTACGAGCAAATACCCCTACGGCAGTTAATAACCCTACTGTATAAGAACCGTTGCATAGCCCGCCATACATCGGAGTAGCTATAAATAACTGTGGTGTTTTTACTTCACTCATTTTTTCTTAGCTTTCTTTTTGGGTGCTGGCGGAGGTGGGTTATTTAAAGAGTTAAGTATTTGTGCTCTTTTAGCCTTTACTTCATCACTTGCGTATTCATTAAGGTTGTACACCTTGCAGTAGGTATCCATCAACTTCTCGCAGTGTAATTCTATTAGTGTTGAAATAGCAAATAGATGATTGTGCATCTCATCTTCCGTCATAACTCTTGGATGATCCATGCACCGCCATATCAGCGTATCGACAATATCTTTAATTCCCCATACTGCGGAAATGCCATCTTCTATTTCAGAAGGTTTTGCCCATTCAATGTTCATAGGTATTTACTTTTTGGTAGTGGACGTACATAGGATTTGTAATCTCTAGCGNGAACTTTAAGGGGTTCATCAAAAAACTTACGGCGCTTTACCATCGCTTGAATAGGAAGGAACTCTAAACCTGATAATGTTATTGATGCAGTAGTTACAAAAGCTAGTGGGTTTTCCATATGCAAATCATAAAGAACTTGGTCGATTCTTTTAGCATAGGCTTCTGATTCCGCAAGGGTCAATGCCGCCCTTTGGTCTGCTCTTAATGTACTAGCCGCATCTTTAAGTCTTTGTGCTTGTTCTTTAGTTAAGCCAATCATATTTTTGGTGTCCTCTTCTTTTTATATGTAAAAAAATCATTTAATGTAAGCCCACGTTTATGTAATTCAGTTCTTAGTTTTCGTAGCGCTTTCTTTTCAATATCTTGTACTGCTTGTCTTGTTATACCCATAGCATCAGCGACCTCTTGTTGGGTCATGTCTGATTCCCATAACTTATCCTTTTCCACCATCCTGTAAATCTTTCGCTATATGTACTAATAATTTGACTTCAGCAAACGCATTTAATGCGTGTTCTTGCGCTTCTTTATAACTACGATTTATAACAGCTTCTTCATATAGTTTCAAGTACTTTCTTGCTTCCAATAAAAATTTTGAGTAGTCTANCATTTAATTTATCCTATGATATGCGTGTGTTGGATTAGCTAACATTGATTTAAGTGCGTGGTCTATATCGTTGAACCAAGCTATATGCCATCCGTTCATATCATAGACTTTAAAACTCATGCCCCTATTAGCATTCTCCATAGTTGTTTCCAATTCCTGACTCGCAGTTAAGTGGTAAGTCATGCGCCCAATCAGGTCTCCATTTCATACACTCTTCTACATACTGTTGCGCTTCTTCGGCTTCTACTTTCGGGGCTATGCAAGCTACTGCATCATGCACCGTTAGGACTACTCTATAACGCTTATTTATTTTAACCATTTGTTCTGCAATTACGCAACGAGCGATAGCCTGACATAGGTTTTCTACTACCTTTCCACCATACAATTTAACTACACCCCGTCTAGTCTTGTATTCAAACTGAGTTTTACCTTCAGGATCAATTACTTGGTGCAAAGTTTCATAGCGTTGCCATAGCCCACTAGGTAGTAAAAACCCTTTTTTTACGTGATCGAATGACACGACTCCTTCCAACCCGAAAGGGGCAGGTCTGTTTGTATGTATCGCTTCCAAACACCTACCGGCCTCTTGCCACAGCTTAGGGATTTGAGGATACGTCTCCCGATAGACCCTGATAATACGACTCGCCTCCCCCTCTTCAATGTCCACGCCAAACGTCTTGAGTTGGGCTTGGAACTTCTTTGCACCCATGCCGTACCCTGCTCCAAGAATAGTCGTCTTGCCGACGAACCTTTCGTGCGCCGTGATCTTTGCAACATCCTTTTGATAGATAGCCGAAGCCATGATTTTATATACATCTTCACCTTTCTCAAATGCGTCTACTAAATCTGTTTGCCCCGCCATCCATGCAACAATGCGAGCCTCAATCTGCGATGAGTCGCAGTCGATAATTACATACTTTTCCGGAGGAGTAATAGCCTTCTTTAGCTTGCCACCGTTTTGCCCACGACTAGGTAAGTTTTGTAAGTTAATCTTGTCATCACCGCCCCACCTACCAGTATGCGCCGCATAGTATTTAATTGGTACTGGGAGTTTCCCTCGTTTGGCTATGTCAATGAAGCGTTGTGTCCGCGTTTCTTCTAGCGTAGACTTGTTGCCCAACCGAGCCGCAACCAATGCTTGAACCCGAACATCGGGAAAAGAAGCCAGTTCCTTAAAGCCTTCGTCGGTCTTGGCAAAAGCCCAAGCAGTTTTGCCTGTTTTCAAAGATGTTTTAGTTGGGGGTTCAACCGCCAGGGACTTTAAAATCTCCGCAAACTTATCGTTTGACATGAGTGTATCTTTGTCAGCTAAGCACGCTTCAAGTAGTTTTTCTTTACGCTCTTTGGTATCTTCTAAGTGTTGCTCAAGTAGGGGGAGATTTAGTTCGAGGATAGGGTCAGTAAACATCTTGAGAGTAATGTCAATAACTTTAAGTTCTTTCTCAGGAAAGCCCTCATCCAGTAGGCGATTAAACAGCGCCCAAGTTAAGTTTACGTCGTTCTTGCAATACTCGCCGTATTGCGCTAAGTCTTGTGGTGCAAAGTCTTCTCTACGTTTTCCTAGGGCATCCAGTACTTCTGTACCCTTCCGACCCAGTTGATACCGTTCAACCAAAGCTGAAAGACTGCCACCTGCATCCACTCCATGAAGCGCCCTAGCCATGCACAAAGTGTCGAAAACCGCTTTAGGATTGATGCCAAAATTCCAGTTAAGAATAGCGCCGTCAAAAGAGGCATTGTGAGCAAGCAGAGCAGAGTTACTCCAGTTGTATGAATGAAGAAAATCGCTAATCTCTCCATGCGTCCCTGTGAACCAAGTTGTTTCGCCTTTGTTTTCTTTGACTGCGACCCCAATGACTTCAAACCTGTCATTACGGATATATTCTTCGGTAGTGAGTTTCGTGAGCGAGAAGTCTTTTGCATAGTATGTTTCAAAATCCAATGTGATTATGTTCATGTGTAATTAAATAGTTTTCCGAATAAGGTTTTGTGTTTCTTTTGTTTTTGTCTTACTTCTCTATGGGCTTGAAGAATCTGATTTAGCGGATTAGTATTAAGTGTAAATCCCCCTTGGGTCGTGCCACCCGAAAGCGTAATGTTCCCCTGCTTGCTGTACCAAGGCTTTCCCAAGCTACCATCCTCCTCGGGAGCAAGTAGTTCTTTCATTACTGCGGCAGTGAATTTCTTCTGCATGGCTACGGCTACTGTTTTTCTCCATGCGTCTTCTAGGGCTTTGTTATCTTCTGCTTCTAGGTAGGTTCTGTAATGCCCTATAACACTACCCCATTTAGTAACACCCCCGTCGTACTCAGGCACAAACTCTTCAGGATTAGTTTTCATCCGTTCTAGCAATATCTTTACACCTTCGTTCATGATAGCTTCTCCAGTTTGTCAGCAATCTTACTAAACTTCTCGCCAAGATGCACGTATTTAGTTCGCCCATCTTCTTTGCTTTCTTCAAGCCTTAGAATCTTTGCAGGGACTAGCTTGTGTTTGATGCGATTATGGATTGTGGCTGGTGATGCTATATCAAAGCACTCATTTACTAAGTTTGTAACCGTAGTCCATTGACCCACTTTTACCAAATGAATAATCATTATGTCTAGGGTATCTACCCCAATAGCGTGCATAGAAACTATTGCTTTACCTAATGTATCGAATTTCATCTCTTCTTCCTATACCTAATTGGTTTTGTATACGTTTCGTATACTTCTACTTTATCTTCTACCATTAACTCTATTAAATACTTACGAGCCGTATCGTAGTGTATCTTCATATACTTGGCAATTTCTTTTATAGTTCTTGGATTACCTTGCAGGTGGTGCATTACCTGCGCCCAACGGAACTCTTTATTGCGCCTCATCACACCTTTCCACTAGAGCCGCATACCCACAAATATCTACCAAGTTATCTCTATGAGTTGGGTCGTTGGCAAATCTAGCTACCTTAACGAGCATCATCAAAGCGGCAACATCTTTTGCATTTAACTCAGGGTCGTCAGCTGACATGGCATTTAAGTATGCGTTCCACATTACAGCTATGGTTTTTAAATTCTTAGCTGGGTGTCCGTAAGTCTTTTCCCTATCTCCATAGATAATGGCATGGGCTTCTTTTAATACAGTCATCTCACTCATGATAGTTTGTAGTTTCCGTTGTGTAGGTCTTCAATTGTTACTTCGTTATTGCCTATCGCCTCATGCACTTGTAAAGCTATCCTTAACACGTATTCAATATCATTTGGCGTTAGCTGACCCATAAGTTGTATGATTTTCATTACTGCAACATCGTTGTCTAGTGGTTGTGGTTTAACTAAAGATTCAAACATTAACATCTCCCATCCATATCAAATTCTTCCTTCTTTTTCTTTTTGTCTAGCTTTTTGCGTAGCTTGACCCCGTCCTTAGCGTTCTTCTCTTGTTCAATATATCTTTCTAGAATCCGCAACACACCTTCTTGCACTAAGACTTCTAGCATTTCTTTATCAAACCGAACCAACGCATCGGCTGAGCATCTGCGTGTTCTTTAATTACTGTTAATCCCAAGTCCATCATCTTCTCCTGTGTCTACCATCCCCGCAAAAGGGATAGGTTCTATTTGTGGTTGTGGTTTGGTTGTTTTCTTTCCAAAAATAGTTTCAAAGTTTTCGGTAAATACTTCCATTGGCACGCTAAAAGGTCTAGGCTTATCGCCCTTACCGTTGTCACTCATTTTCATTCTCCTCTTCGACCACCGTTTGTTTCTGTGGGTTGGTTTGTTGGAACATATGAGTAAGGTTGTCAATGTATTCCTTTTGGGTAAGCCCTACGCTATGGGCTAAAGATGTAGACATAATAGATGCCGAGTTAAGCGCATCCAATACACCGCACCCAGCTTCAGCAAACGTCTTGTCCATTAACGCAATTAGTTCTTGTACTTTTGTTTCGTTCATATCATTCCTTATAGGAGGTTAGTAAATCAAAATAAATTCCTGCTTTTCTTGGTACATCATCCCGCTTTAACTGTTCCAACATACTTTTAAATAGTTCCATACCGCCTTCGTCAATCAAGACTGCAAACCCACCAACATTCATAATCTCGTTAAGATTTTTTTCTTGTAATGCCGTTGGCTTACCGCCGTTTGCCTTGCACTCGATGCCAATAAACTTCCCTTGTAAGCAAGCGACAATATCAGGCACACCTGACTTACCATAACCGCCAGTAGCGGGCATAAAATAATAAGCACCTTGTTCCTCCAATATCTTTTTAACTTTGTCTTTGACTTTCTTTTCAGGCGTTGTCATTTCTCTTGTGCCTTTCTTAGTTCTTCTGTTGGTCTTGCTTCGTATGCTAGATAATGTTTTGAACATAAAACTCCATAAGCAATAGCTGGCTCACACTCCCTTGTTTCTGTATCCCACTCACAAAATATGCCGAAGTCTTGGTGTTCTACTGCACACCCACAAGTAAGTATCATTTCTCTTGTGCCTTTAAAAGTATTGCTCTAGCAAATAAAACCAAATCTTCATTTGTTATTGCAATACTGCTAGGTAAAAACTCCATTTCTTTAAATATTTCCTCATCTGTTAGTTGAAAATTTACTTTGTTATTGCCATCAAATTTACTTTGTTTTAACGCTTCTATTTCGTCTTTTTGTTTCACAATTAGCATTT